TCAGATTTTAAAAATCATGTTGTCTTCATACGTTGAACTTTTATTGACGTACGATGTAAAAGACAACTTCTCAAAGCCACCCAACCGCTCCCACATCACAGGCTCGTATTCCTTGACATAATCCAAATACGACAAAAACTCGCTTTTGGTACTGCTAAAAAACAAATACGGCGGTCGCACCCACTTCATCAGCTTTAAAAACTGTATCATGCCAAAATACTCACCCAAACCATAGGCTTCTTGCTTGGTGCGTAGGTAGGGTGGGTCTAGGATAAACAGTGTTTTATCTTGATGATAAAACTTAGGCATCAAGATTTCAAAGCTCTCCGACACAATTTCCAAGCCGTCCAAATAGCCGTCCGCAGTCGGATAATCGCTTCTGCGAATGGTGTTATAAAACTCGTGCTTGGGCAACTCGTCAATATGGCTAATTTGGTTGCCACTAAACAATAACCAAGTAGAAACGCTATGGCAGTCCACAAAGCCGTCAAAGTTTTGGATAATTTCCAGCAACTTTTGCTTGGTAGGTTCGTCAATGCGTTTGGCTCGTGGCAACGGCTCTAAAATGGCATAAAGCTGTTGTCGTAAGCGGTTGGTGTCACAGAGATGATAAAGTCTTTGGCTAAAATTATCAAAGTCATTATAGATAACCCTTGCCTTTGGTTTTAGGTATTTGGCGTTGTGGGCAAGCAGTCCACTACCACCGAATACATCTATAATCGTCCACCCTTGACCGTCATCAGGCACGATGCGGTCAAGGGTGTTACGAAAGACTTGAATAATTTGCCGTTTTTGCCCGATAAAGGGCAAGGGGGCGGTGCTGTGGGGTTTATTGTGTTGATTGGATTTCGCCACAAGTTTCTCCATTTTTGGGAGTCTCGTGGACTTCTGGCAGGACGCTGATGGCGTTCAAGGGATTTTGGCTTAAAATAGCTTGATAATTGTTGATTGCCTTACATCTTGGACATTTGACCTGCAAACGGTCAAAGTTTGCGATTTTAAGTAACTTTTTGTGGCAAGATTGACAAGCGATAAAGTTCATAAATAACCTATTTAAATTTTGCAATGGCATTGCATTTTTGATAGAATAATCAGCGTTGTGTACACAACGGCTGGGCTTTGCTTTTGACAGCTTGCTTGTCAGAAGGTCGGTGTATTGTTCCACCAATGCACCGTCCCCAGTTTTCTTTTTCAAGTTTTGAAAGTCGCCTATTCTACTTGCCATTTTTCAAATGGTCTTTTAACCCATTTTAAAGATTAAGATTAGCCCACCGCCACTTCTATACTGTGCCGTTGCCAGCTTGTCAGTCCGTCTTTAACCGCCCAAAGTTCCACTTTTATCATCACTGCATTGTCCAAATTTACCACCAATTTTGTCTCATCATTACTTGGATTATCAGCAACAATATCCAATGAAAAGCCTGTGATACCGCTCTTTTGCACCACCCTTTGATATGAGCCATTGGCAGATGTTTTCTTTGAGATAATTAGACTGACCGTTGCCCCTGTTTCTACACTCTGGTGAGGGGCGTTTTGGTCTAAAATGGCGGTGTTTTGGCTGATTTTGTTGCGTCCTACCCACGAGATTTTGTTTAGAGCTTGGATTTGATTAGGGTAAGACAGCCCATTGATTTGCACATTGGCAGGGGCAAAGGGGCGAGCGTGGCGGTTGTCAATCAAAAGCGAATTTGCAGTCGCTTTTGATAAATCCAGCGTGCCTTGTGAAGTTTGCGACAGTAGTTTAACTGTCAGCGTTTGCCCTACCTTGATCGCCTTTTCTGCCACCAACGCCACATCGTCATAAAACCAAATCGCTGAATTTTCATCGTGGGCGGTTGGCACGGTGTCCATACAGCCCCGTTTAACGCTGATTTGGCGGTTGTCAAAATTAATGGCTTGGATTTGTACGATTTCATCATTCAACAAGGCACATTGTCCAATACTCATCACGCCAATAGTATCAAGGGTTAGCGTGGTAATTTGACTGGTCTGATGAACCGCATTTTGCACCATACCACGACTGACAAATTGCCCTTGCCCTACGTACTGCTCGCTTGGCTCGCCTGTGGTTTTTGCCCACATCTCAAAGCCTTGTTGCAAAGAATTGGGGCGTTCTGCCAGCACAAGGGCATAGCCATCCGAATTTAGGGCGAGCTGTTCAGGGCTAAATACGTCCAATAAATGCGGATAAGGCAACTGCCAAAGCCGTGCATTGACAATCGGTTCTGGGCTAAGGCTTGGCTGTATCCATAGGCTTGGCTGAACTTGGCTATAAGTGGTGCGTGGCAAACCAAACACATCTTGGACGGCGGTTACCGTGATTTCGCCATTGGTCAGCGTGCCGTGTTCTACACGCACCGCACGCATCATCATACTGTCAATGCCCCTTTGGGGGATTTTGAGTACAAAAGCACTGGTTGGTTGCAGGGCATAGGCTCGTCTGTCCAGCACGATTTTAAACTTTTTAAGGTGCGATTGGATAATTTTCATATCACGACTGGCGACACGCCCTGCCAAATCGCTCGTTGGTAGTCCGACATAGGTTTTGTTTTGTAAAATTATGCCGTCCCTTTGAATGCTGGCAAGATTCTCGGTGCGAACGGTGCGAGTTTCGTTAGAAACAGGGTCTGTATAGCTGACGACCAGCTGATTGGTAACCAGCTCATTGGACGAGTTGTTGTCTTCTTCTATGCGGAGCATACCTGTGCCATAGTCAAAACTGGGCAAGGTTTCAGGCTTGTCGCTTTCACGAATGAGTACGAGTTTCCAAAGCCCTGTGGTGCGGTCAATCATTAACGCACCGCCAATGTGGTCAAGGATTTGCTGGATAAATTGTTTTAAGGTGTCTTGTCTTTTCCACGCAATGCACATTCCAAATTTCTCATCGTACAAAATATCAGCACACTCTTTAAAACTATCCAAGTCAAGCTGTCCAATATCCGTACCACGCCCCCAATCTTCATTGGTTTGGGCTTCAAAAATGATGTGGGCAGGGTTCATGGCTTTGATTGGGTTGCCATTACCGTCATCAAGCCAAATTGTTGCTTTTTCATTATACCATTCGCAAGTCGTACGGCGAACACGAAACGCCCACGCCTTTGGATAGGGCGAACCTGAACATACCATACCATCAAAAAAGAATGTTACCACCCCACGATAGGCAGGGACTGGACTGTCATACATTTGTTGCAACTGGGGGAGTGGTCGTTGGTCGCTCGCCCCTTTCATGATGATGAGCGTGCCATCAATGCCCCCTTCTTTATCATCACCACCAAACAAATCGGGCTTGTGAATGCGAATGTGACTTTGGTTGGCACTGTCGCTAACCCCTTGCCATGCCACACGATCGCCAATTTTTATCTGTGTAATTTCGTCCATCAATAGACAAAGCCCCATGTGAAGCGACATCAAGTAGCGATGTCCCACCGTTTGGCGTTTTGAGCCGAACAGCCCTTTTTGTTTTTTGACAATGGGACTTGTGCGATAATTACCTGCCCCAATCACGCACCAGTCGGTCAGCCACACATCACCAAATACCACCATGCGTGGCGTGCCGTCATCAATCGTTGGAAATTTAATGTCATCAAAAGCAGACGGCTTGGCTTGTGGTGGTTTGGGTTGTAAAAGATAGCTGATGACCAGCGATGCGACAAATAAAGCAACTTGTACCCACATATTTTATCTCCTAAAAAATTGGTGTGCCGTCAAAAGGCGATTTTTGGGGCATGTGTGGACTACCGCCATAATTATCAGTATTATTAAATTTGCTCTGGCAAGCGGTAAAGGTGCGGTTGCACCCTGCAAAAACCTTGATATTTTGCCCCACCACCAAGCCTTGTACACCGCCAAACAGTTGCAAGCGGTTGCCAAGTTGCCGTTCAATGCCACGCTGTTCAATGCCGTACTCGGACGACCATTCTACATAACCGCCTGTAAAATAATCGTCCGATGATTTATCGCTTGGCAAAACCACATCTACAAATGAGCCGTCCACCGCCACAACAGTCATCTCGCTCATAAATGCCCGTCTGTCTAGGTTGCACCCCTTGCCGTAGAGCTGATGAGAGCATAGCTTACTCCAAGTTTTTCTAAGCCCTGTGCGTTCCAATGACACAGACAAATTTTGGCATTGCACTTGGGCGGTAAAGTCACCCACAAATTTCACACCCACCACAAAGCCTTTCCAAACTGCCAAATACGCCCCTTGTTCGGTGCTTGTAAGTTCTGGATAATGCAAATCAAAAATCGTCAAATTGACCGCCTGAGCAGGGGCAAAATGGCGGTACATCAAAGCCAAATCCGAACTGGCAGGAACGGTTAAAGTCAATAAATCCGCCCCACTGTCCTGCGTTTGCCTAATACCATCATCTTTAATTCCACCCAAAAGCGACACAAAAGTTATGCTATTAAACCGCACATCACGGTCAGCTGAAGTATAGCCCCACCGCAATGCTCCCCGTTGGAATTGGTATAGACGTATCGGCTGGGCGTTTTGTAGCGAAGTTTCAAAATTATAAAAGCTCATTTTCTTACGCTCTTTATTCAACAATGCCTCTAAAAGTAATCTCTGCCGTTGATAGCCCTTGTATGTCATTGTGATGCACGATATTGACGGTGTCGCTGTTAAGACGGCAAAGGCTCATAAAGCTAATGCGTTTGACAAGGTGTGGACTAATGCTGTTCAAAAACGGCTCATCAAGCGTTAATCGCTCTACCGTGCCAAGTTCTTCTGATAAGACAATTTTGCGATAAAATCGTTCGCCATTATGTAATTCAATCTGCACAAATTGCCGTCCGTTTTGCCCTTGCCCAAACTTGGTATAGCCACAATTTGCGACTTCTAGGCGAGTGCCTGATATGGCTTTGATAAGCTGTAAATCATCGCTAAAAGTCGGCAACCACACCGCTTTTTGTCGTCCATTAAGTAAATTCAGCCACGCATAAAAAGTAGCGTGCTGTTCACTCCCCACCAAAAACCAACGGTACTGGAATAATGAAAAACTGGCGTTGGCACTGTCCACAAACAAAGGACGACCTGACAAATTGTCCAGTTGTTGTTGCAAGCGTTCGTAAGAATGGGTTAAATTGTCCACTTCGTTGGGGGCAATGGATAGGACTGGATAACCCCTAAATGTGTCAGGCTTGACAGGGTCTGGCAGGTTCACACCGTCCACCGCTTGTAGGCTGACCGCCGTTCGCATTACTTGACTGCTGTGTTTAGTCAATCTTGGCAAGCCATTTAATTGGGCAGACAGAGCAGGGAAAATCTGCGTGCCACGCTCCCAAGCGTGTTGCAATGGGCGTTTTAAAATGATTTGATCGTCATTGACCGCCCCCACTTCGCCCACTTCATAAGAAAATGCGTCTTTGATAAGCATAATGTATTGAAAATTGCCATAAGGAATTTGGGTGGTATCGCAAAGAATGATACGGCTTTGACTGTTAATTTTTGTCGTCAAATAGGCTTGATAAAACCACACAGGCACAACAAAATTTTTACTCGCCCAAGCGGTCATTGCTAAGTCAAACAGCGTGCGTTCTTGACCGTGTAAAAGCAAATTCACATCAAGCGTTTGGCGTGGGGCAAGGCGTAAACTACGGCGTTGCTCAAATCCTGTTTGGGATTGCAAAATATCGGTGTGCCACGCTAGGCTCTCATTCACGCCCTTATCCCAGTCAATGAGCCACGCAAAGCCGATGACCCTTTGACCGCTCAGTTTGCTTGCGACTTGATAGGCGTTTTGGCTTACCTTGCCGACAAATCGCCACGCCAAATCCAAATTAAGCTGTGCGTCCCCGTCTGGTAAAATATGCAGTTGCCACGACCGCTCTTCCAATGCCTGAAAAACTAAGGGTGGCAGGTCGTGGTTGTCAAAATACACACCTGCCGTCAAGCCATCAATGCGTTTTAAGTCAAGGGGTTCAAAATACGCATTCCACAGGGCAAAATTGATGACCTGCTTGCTTGCCACCACACCCAAATCGGCTTGCAAATTGTCAATATGAATGCGATGATAAAAATCGTCCACAAAGCTGTGAGCCACGACAAAATCAAGTGGTTTTGGGTGCGTGCTGACAGGAATGTTTGATGTGAGTGGGTGGGCGATGATGTCGCTGACTCGGGTGTTTCGGGCGGTGCTGACTGGATACCACACCCCGTCCACCGCCAAATCAAAGTCGCTCGTCAAATACTCGTTAATGGCGTGATTGGGCGACAGCGTTACCACATAGTCAATGTTTGCCATTACGCACCTTCATAACGAATTGCCCAGCCGAACGTACCAGTATGGTCAAATGCCCTGCCTGAGCCGTCCGTGCCGTCTCGCACGCTGATGTCTTTGCGATAGAAAGGAAAAACCATCCAACGCTCATGCCCTAATGTGATGATTTGTTCAGGTTCGTGGTTGTCAATGCGTAAAAAACGAGCGTTGGCAAATTGACAAATCAGACTCATTTTGTTTTCGGGGCGTTCAAGATAAACGTTATACGGCAATAGCGGACTATCTGCAAAATGAGCGGTGGGTAAGCGGTCAATGAGTGGCTCAAAACTAGCATAAGCACGGCTAGTGCCTGACGACCACAACACTCCGCCAATGCCATGACAAATGGTAGCATTTGACCAGTCATCACTCCAATTTCTTCTATTCCAAAAGGGGGCAAAAGCTGACGAGCTGTGCGTGCCACTACTGCCACCATATGTTTTGCCAATATAAACCGTTTCTGGCAGTCTAGACGAACTGGCTCGGTAATAGCACGCATTGGCAGACAGCCATAGCCCATTGCCCTGTGTGCCTTTGATGAATGATGATTTACCAAAGGTGAGATGGTAAAATCTATCTACATCAAACTTCATGACCAAATAGACTTCATCAACAAAGATAAATAAATGATAATTGGCAGGAAAAAAGCGTGGTGGGACGTTATAGCCTATCCCTGTTTGCCCCAGTCGTACACGGCTAGACGGATTGACAAGCTCCGTGCCGATTTTGCTTGTGCCACCTGTGAGCGTGATGCCCTGATGTTGCCCCCAAAAACTACTTTCTACTTGCTCTTTAACCGAGATTTTTACAAACAAGTTGTCTTTGCTTAAAATCTCATCTCGCCAAGTCCAGCCATGAGCTTGACATTTTTCTACAAGTACATCAGTAAGATTTTGAAAGCTGGTGCAAAGCCCTGAATAATATGCCATATTTACCCCCTTATTTATCCATTTTTAACGCAATATAATCATTAAAGCCCGTCCGCCCTACATCTTGCAACACCACCCATTCATCACCGCAGGTATTTTCAGTTACATTGTCAAAACCACTGACAAATCGCACGCCGTCCAGCTCGCCATAAATACCATCTTTATCGGTCAAAATAATCGGCATGAGTGGATAAATGCCATTGGCGTCCCTAATTTGCCGACTGCTCGCCAATGCTGATGAATTGTAGGGGTAGCACTCAGGCTGTGTATACACGCCTGTATTAAACCGCATGGCAAAATTTCGGCGGTCGCCTTTTGCGATGTGTCTGAAAAACGAGTGGTGGGCGTGCCATTAAGCATTCCTGCACACACGACTGGGTACGGATATTGCGATGGGCGAGCATAGGGCAAAAATTTGCCAATATAAAAATGCTCATACACAGGCGTGCCAACTTTCATACAGCATGCTATGCGTTGGGGATTGACGGTGAGCCAATAATCAATGCGTTGGTTGTGAGCAGGGACACCGCTAATCTTAGCGGACGGTTGATTGTCAAAGGGATTGGACGGCACATAGCCTGTAAAAGTCGCCACCGCCAAATTATAATAATCGGCTTGTGGGTTTTGATAAGTACGCACACCAACAAAAATTTCTTCTTTTTGACTATACCCACGCCCCTTTAAAATAATTTCGTGATTGTCGGTACTGATGTCTTCTCGCAATAACTGCCAATCGCCTGACCGTAAAGCTAAGTCTTTGATTTTTTGGAGCATTTGATAGTGGGCAGGTTTACCGTCTTGGGCGGTTACAAAACCGATGTCGTGTGGCATTTTGATTGACCTATTTTTAATCATAAAAAAACTTAGGCTATCATAACCTAAGTTTTTTAAACCGTCTTTTAACCCATTTTAAAGCTATTTTATAGTCCGTTTACAACCGCAGGGCGGTTTTAAACTTTTCAGGGTCACGGCTCATCATCACGACTAAGTTTTCTTGCCCTTGACTAGAATTAAGCGTGTCTAAAATCCGACTGGGGTCGTCCACAAGGTAAAAGTTTTGGTTGGCGTTGAAACTGGTGGATTGGGCAATTTTTTCGCTGGGGCTAGACAGCTTTGGTGCTTGGATGTTTGGAGCAAAGATTTGTGGCATACTTGCCCCCACCAATCCCCCACTTGAATAGCCCTGCAAGCCTTTAATGGCGTTCATTCCATAGTGGTTAAATTGTGCCAAAAATTCTTTTGCCCCTACTTGGTTGGTCATCTCTTTTCGGATAACAAATTCATCTCTATGAACAATACCTGCTGGCTCGTATTTTCCGCCTTTGCCTGTGTAGCCACCTGTTGCATAGCCTTTACCGCCAAAAGCCGAGCCAAGCACGCCAGCCACCATTCCACCCCAGCCACCACCACCTGCCTTACCTGCGGTTGAAATGGCATTAAAAATCATCTGTTTTAAAATCATTTGGGCGATTTCTCTAAAAAAGCTGGACGCAAATTCACGGAAAGCCTGTTCAGCCGACTTTGTGCCGTCCGCAAAAGCAAAAAATGCGTCTGTTAGCCCGTTGGTAATGCGGTCATTTAATTGCTCGGCGGTTGGTAAAAACTGTTGAAAACTGCTTTGAGCTTGGTTTAAGCCATCAATAAATAGCCCTAATTTTTCCACCGAAAAGGCATCGCCTAGACTTTGGGCGAGTAGTTGGGCATAAGTCGCCATTGTTTGTAATTGGGGGTTGATTTCTGTATCAATCGCCTGTTTTTGGGTGTGAAATTCGTGGGCGGTCATGTTGGTGTTGTCATAGCGTTGTTGTAGAATATCAAGCTGTTGCTGTTTGCTTGCTTGCAGTTTGTCAAGCTCCGTCATGGCATTGTCGTATTCTGCCTTTAATTTTTCCTTATCAATAATCAAGCGGATTTTATGTTCAGCATCGGTCAACTCGGAGAGTTGCATAGGGTCAATGGCAAGCTCTTTTAAGGCGTTGATGTCGGCAAGCAAGTCATCGTATTTATGCTCTATGTCATGCATGGTTTTTTCATGCTCACTGACTGTCGCCCCCAAAAAGTCTTGTTCAAGCTGTTTAACCGCTCCCAATGCTCGCCCCAAAATCTCTGGGCGACGGGTCAGCTTATCTTGATACTCTTGCTCCGCCTTTTGCAAAAGCTCGGTTTCTTGGGCTGGCTCAAACCCTGCCGACTTAATGTCTGCCACCTGCTTTTCATAATCAGTTTTGAGTTTAATGGGTTCACTGGCATAGTAATATTCTAGCTCGGCTCGCTTTTCGGCTTGCTGGCGTGCAAGCTCGGCTTGCTTTTCGGCTTCTTCTTTGGCTTTTCGCTCTTGCTCTTTGATGATGTCGTTTTGGGCTTGGATATAAGCAAGATTTTGGCGTGCATCATGCTCACGGTCTAATGCTTCATCACCCCCAAACCATGCCGACCACTTTGCGATTTTTGGGACATATTCACGCACTTCTTTGTTGCGAGCTTTACTACCCTTAACCTTACCTGTGCGAGCAAACTGAGACGCACCGCCACGCCCTGCATTATAGGAACGAATGGCATCTTCCCAGTTACCGAACTGTTCATAAGATTTTGCCAAAAACTCAATGGCTTTTGCTCCTGATTTTTTCAAATCAAAACTGTCTTCTTTTGACATTTTCATGTCTGTGCGATAAGAACTGGTTGTCTGAAAGTAGCCCAATGCCCCCGTTGGGCTTTTAGCATACTGCAACCCCTTTGACTCTTGCATCATTAAACCTGCCAAAAGCTCTGCTGGCACACCATGTTTTCTTGCCAAGTCTGCCAAGCCAGAGTTGCCATAAATAAGCCCCTGCACACGCTTTAATGCAATAATCTCATCTTTTGTATAGTTGTATTTTTTCTCATTTTTAACTTTTGATGTACCGCTTGATGATGAGCCACTTGACCCACCCATGACTTTCTTTTGCATGGACGGGTCTTGGTGTAATAGCTTCATCACCAAACCATCTTCAAACATGACTTCGCTAACCCAGCCACCTTTTTTATCATACCATTTTTTAACATCTTTGACAGGGACGGTGGTGGTTACTTCCGTGCCCTTCGCAATGGCAAAATCAAGCCCTTTATGAAATTTGGACGCACCTTCCACATTAATATTGCGATGACCATAGCCTGATGTCATGCGATAATCGGTCAGCTTTTTGCCCCCTGCCCGAAAGCGGTCAAGGTCGGACTGGGTAGGCTTTTTGCCGTCCGCACGGCGAATGTCCAAGTGAGTCGCCCCAATGCCTGTATCGCCCACAATGCCCACCACTCGAGGGGCGGTAGATTTTTTGGCACTTGTGGTGCTGGGTTCGTCTTTTTTGGTTAATTCGGCATGTTTGTTTTGGGCGGACAAATGTCTGTCAATCAAGGCAATGTCGTCTTTGGTTAGGTCCGACCCTTTGGCACTTCTTGCTTTGGCAATGGCACTCGCTCGTTCTGGCTCAAACCCGTGTTTTTGAATAAGAGCATTGGTCATTTCAAGCTCAAAAATATCTTTTTTGGTCTGCTCCATTAAATCCTTATACTGCTTGGACAATTCGCCAATCTTGGCGGTGGTTTTTTCGGCGGATCTGCCAACATTGTCAAGCCCACTAGACAGTCCGTTGGTGGCAGATGTAGCGGATAGGGTTTTGCCCTGATAAGCAGATAACACAGTGTTGGCGTTATCCAGTTCGGATTTGGCTTGCCCTGTGGCGTTAGCTTGTTTGTCAATTTTGTGCTTTAAGTCATCAGAGATAAAGCTAAGTTTGTTCATCTCATTAGCAAATTGCTCTGCTGATAGTGTGCCATTGTTGTAGGCTTGGATAAGGGCATAGACTTGCTCTTTTTGTTCTTTGCTAATTTTCCAAAAGTCGTAAATGCTTTCGGTTGCCAAGATTTTTAAAGTATTAGATTGCTGTTTGTAGGCTTTTGTTAGCTCATTAATTTTATCCAGTTGCTCGGCGGTTTTGATGCGTTTTTGGGTTTCGGAGAGCTGATTGTATTCGTGTTTTAATTCCGCCACCGATTTTCTTTGACCATCAAGGCTTGTTGCGACATCGTCTGACGATTTTTTCATGAGCAGAAAGCCAGCGACAATGCTTGCCACCGCCACCCCAAGCCCAATCAAGCCACCGCTTGCCGTCAGCATTCGTGATGCCATTGTTAGGGCATTGAGCCGTGTGGCGGTCAGTGCTGACACATCTGCCATACGAGCCAGAGCCATTTGATAACGAATGGCTTCGGCTTGCCCTGCAATAAATGCCACCGTAGTCGCCACCATTGATGCTGTCATTCGCCCTGCAAATACGCTTGCCACCACAATCCCTGCCTTAACAAGTGCATCAAGGTGCTGACTGACAAATTGCAAGGCAGGTATTAAATTAACCGTCATGCGATTGCCCACGCCCTGCATTTCGTTGCTAAACTCGGATATGGCGGATTTGGCTTTGAGTGCGTCATTGACGGTGGCTTGGCTTAAAATCGCTCCTGCCCTTTGTGCCTGTTCGCCATACTTACGAAAGCCTTCGCCCCCTTCGTTTAAAAGCGGTAAAAGTGCCGATGCCTCATCAGCGATAGACTCCATATAAAAAATCATTTCGTTTTCGGAAACATTGGCTTCTCTTAAACTGTTTACATACAGCTGTAATGCATCCGCACCGCTTAGATGACGAAACTGCTCCGCCGTTACGCCCACCTGTGGGGCAATGGTTTCAAAAAAGTCTTGCAGTTCACCGCCCCCAGTCGTCAAAAAGTCGCCCACCTTGTCTCTGGTGTCCTTAAAAATATCGGACAATTTGTCCATTTCAATGCCGACTGTCTTTGCACCCACCGCAAAATATTGAAACTGCTCCACATTCATTCCAGAGATGTTTGACAAGTTTTTAAGCTGTGCTGATTTTTCAAGGGCGTTCATACTGGCAGTCAAAAGTCCCCCCGATAGCCCAATCAAGCTCATAAAATGGGGCGTGAGTGAACGCAAGGACTGCTCCATTCGCTCATTGATATTGACCGTATTTTGCGTAGCCCTTGTGGTGTCGTTCATTGCTTGCCCAAGCCTTTGGGTTTGGCGGATTTCATCGGTCAAATCAAGGCTATCGCTTGCTTGTGCTAGGGCTTGCGATTGTTGATTGATTGCGGTTGTGGTTTGGCTTGTCGCTTGGGCGGATTGGTTTTGGGCGGTGGTTGCCCTTTGCCCTGTTTGTGTGATGTTGCTTTGTAGGCTGTTTAATTGGTTGACCGCCCCTGCGACATCGGCACGAATGCGTAACGCCAGTTCTAGGTTATTGTTTGCCATAGTTTTCTCCGACAAAAATAGGGCTAAAAAGCCCCATTTCTTAACTTCAATTTCTCAAATCTTTTAAATACTGCGTGGTTTGACTGCCACCATTAAAACCTAAATTAACCGCCTCAATGGTGTCGGCTTTTTGGGCGTGTTTATCTTTGATAATGGTGTGATAAAACAGCTCAATTTGTCTTTGGGTATAACCGCCAATCGCCCCAAAATGGTGTCCATTTGCCACAAGGGTCTGGATAATCACACCCCAGCCGATTGGCTTTTGGCTTGATTTTTTCGCACCGCCCTTACCACGCTTTTCATAAAAAAATGCTTATTGACCTGCCACCAGCTAAGGCATTAGGCTTTCCATTTCGGTTAGGGTCAAACTGTCCAAGAAGTCGGCAGGTTCATCAATGCTTGCCAATAATAAGCCTTTTAAATCAGCAAATTCATCTTCAAAAAATGCCAAAACATCGTCCACCAGTACATCGTCATTGGCAGTCATCAATGTGGTAAATTTGGCAATAAATGGGGCGTAAGTTTGGCGTAAGTTTAGCCACTCTACAAAGGCGTATTCTTTGATTTTGATGGTTTTATCCCCAATCAGCAGGGACTGGTTGGGAAATAAAATGTCAAGCTCTTGGGCAAGCTCATCATTTTGGCTTTGGGGTTGATTTTGGGCTTGTTCTTGGCGTTCTAATTGTGCCAATTCATCATCGGTTAGGGTTTTTGCCATTTTACTGCTCTTTTTTTGGGGTAAATGTCCCAAAATGGGACTTTTGATTAAATTTAAGTCAAAAGCGACAAATTGTCGGATTTGGGTTAGACTACCAAAAGCGAACTCAAATTCGCTTTTGGCTTTGGGTCATCAATCCAATAACTCAATCTTACCATAACCACCCAAATCAGGGTCTTGTTGATAGACACTATCAAGCAGACATTTGCCCTGCAAGGTAATTTCGCCCAAACTTTCGTCAATCAAGCCAAGATTGGCAAGTGGGGCAAACTCCACCTTGTACAAGTGTAATCGCTCACGGCTGTTATCCACCGTGTTGATACTGTCCATTAACAGATAGACAGGCTTTGGTTTGACGGTAAGCACGGATAAATTTTTGCTACCACCATAGGTGTAATTGGCTTTTAGCGGTTGGGTAAACGATGCCAAATCCAAGATTTCAATCACACCGCCCTTGTCCGAACGAATGCGGTAATGGGTGTTTTCGCTTAGGGTTTTACCGCCATTGTCGCTGATGACAAGGCTTGAAATTGCACCGTGTTCTAGCAAAATCACTCGCCCAGCTTCGGTCTGTGGAAACACTTCGTCCGTAACAGAGCCACCTGCTATTGTCTTTGTTTTGCCGTGTAGCCCAAGTGCCAAATTTTCGGCATCGGCATAGCGGATATTCATCTCAATGGAGATTTCAAGCCCTGTTCGTACCACCACCGAAGTGGCTCGCTGACCTGTGTAGTTGTCTTTACGCACTTCTTGCTCTTCATTGATAGATAGCGATACCGTGCCAGTATCACCAATCCAGCGAGCATCGCCACGCTTGCCGTCTCCAAGTGTTTCGGCAAGGTAAATCGCTCCTTGTCGGCTAAAATCTTTACGAACGGTTGTCATTTAATAGCTCCTTTTCTTTGGTTTTGGGTTTGGTAGGTTCGGCTTTATCATCAGCTTTAAGCTCGGCAATGTCGTTTTTAATCAGCCAATCAGCCGTTGTCTGCGACACCGACAAAGTATCATTAGCTTGATAAGATTGCCCTGCGCGGGTGTGGTTTTTTAATAAAGTAACTTGAATTTCAGTTACGGTTTGATTGGTTTGGCTCATATTAAATCTCCCAGAGTTCAACGGCTGTTTTTATGCCGTATTGCCAAATGCCCTGTGTTTCGCTGATAAAACTTTCTGCCACAAAATACACTTGGGTTAGGCAGTCAGTAGGACGAAACTTTTTAAGGCTATTTCTAATATCATCAAGGCGTGCGGTGGTGCTTGTTGCTCCCCTAAGCGACCGAATGACAAGGGTTAATTGAATGTTAATCCGCCGTCTTTGGGGGCGGTCAAGCAGTGGAGCGTTGGGATAATTCCCACCAGACAACTCAGGCTCAGCAAATTCACTCCCAATATACTGCACCAAGATTTCCCCCAAAGGGTGTTTTAGGGCGTAACTGCTTGGACTGTCGGGCATTTCGCTGATTGCCAAATCTGTGATATGCTCACGCAATCGGCTAATGTAGTCATCAATGACGGTTTGGGTTTTTGACATTGATTTTCCTAAAAATATTTGCTAAAATTTCTACTTCTACACCGTATAGGTGGCTTAGAAATGTTGATATAATCGTCAATGATGGCTTGGGTTCTTCTACACCGTATAGGTGGTTTACTGTCCAAAGGGCATATGCAATACGCCCCTACGGGTTAAACCTACGCTTTGGTACTTTGACCAGCCACACTTGGTTTGGTTGGGGTTTTTGTGTGCTTTGAATACCGAGACTTAAATCTCCTTTTTGTAACTTTTCTAAGTCATCGTTGGCGGTCTTATAAGCCAATACCACCGCACTGGGCAAATCGCCCCCATCTGGACGGCGTAAATATAGGGCGTACCGCACCAAGTCCAACGCAATGCCTTTTAATAAATCTGATTTTTGGGTAAGCGGTAGAGCATACCGCCCCCTAAGATTGGCGTTAATTCGCTCGCCCACATCAGCAATCACTTCTTTGATAATGCCATCATTGATAACCTGTTTGCTTGGGTCATCTTGGGTCAAAGAAATTAAAGTATCAGCAGGAATGAGCTTTTTGATCTGTGCTACGGTGCAGTACATTTTATCCCCTTATTTTGCTAAGTTTAAGCGGTCAGCTCAATCAAAGCATCGGGCTGAGTGCAGATTGACAACGGATTGGACTGGGCTTCAATGTCATAGCCTTTTGCCCATATTGCGTGGCTCAATCTTGGCATACATTTCTTTGCCTAGCGTACCCACCGTTTCGTTATAGTTGGCAGGGGCGTACACGGTTTTAAACAGTCCGTCCACAATCGGCACAAGTCTTCCTATGCCTTCTTTGATATAGCGGATAAGTTTGCCATTTGTCCCCATGACTTCCACTTCGTATTCAATGAATTTAACTCCACCAAACTCAAAGCCGTCTCGCTTATCGCCACCAAGTTTATCGGACGCTTCTGCATAGTTGGCATAGGCTTTTTGCACATTGGGGTGGGCGGTTAATTTGTCAAACATATCGGCAGAGCAGTAGCATTTCCAATCTTTAACTATCGCACCGCCCAATTTCTTTTGAGCTTGGCGTTTGGCTTTGATGATGTTGCCCCGCACATCGGCATTGGGGTCATCAAGCCCAAGCGATTGGGTTAGTTGTTTAACGCCAAATTCTTTGTACAAGTCATAAATGACGGTTGTGCCGTCTGCATCGTAAATCACCCCATTAATCGCCCCAATGCGGTGATATTCTTGGGTGGCGATGATGTCATCTTTGAGCTCTTGTAGTTTATTGTTGATGACTTTGGATTGCTCATCACTTTCAGAGCTTTCGCCAAAGCCTGCTACGGTCAAATCATCAGGTGCAAGCTGAGTGGCTCTTGGCAAATGGGGAATTTCAAAGACACGGCGAACTCGCTTACCGTGTGTCTTTTTGGCAGGTTCGCCATTTCTTGAAGTATTTTCTACCAAGACCAATTTGCCATTTTGATTTTCTACCACGACAAATAAATGCTTGGTAGATTCCACTTTAAACAGTTTGCTATCGCCCAAAACGGTGGGCGGTGCTGGCAGGGTGTTGATTGCCTTTGTTAGTTCGGCAAGGGTAAATAGGTCTGATAAATTCATTGTCGTCATACGATTATCCTATGTTAAGTAAAAGTCAAAAATCAGTCGCCAATCGCCCCAGAACCTTCGCCTGTTACGACATTGGAACGGTCAATTTCGGGCAATGGTATGGTAGCAATTGGTAAAATCTCGCCTTGTGTCATGATGCCCATTGTGTTGAGCGTGGAGAGAGCTTGTTTTTTCTCGTCATCGGACACATCATTAGGGAAAATCAGATTTTCGGTGGCAACCACCGCCCCACGCACAATGGCAAGACTGGTTTTGACATCATCAGATGACTCTACCTTCTCCGCCAAAATACCTGCCACTCGTGTATAATCGGACGGTTCGGCAGTTAGGTAGTCTTGTCCGTCCACATAGTACAGCACCGTGCCAATCGCAAGGGCGGTGTCGGTTTTGACTTTGATAGTTTGGGTTGTCCAGCCCCGAGCGACTTCGGTCAAAAGCACATCAGATAGGTACATCGGTTCGTGATAAGTTGCCATCATTTTCTCCTAGATTAAGATTGGTTTTCTTTGGCACGGCGTTTGGCGTCACGCATCAGCGGACTTTCTTTATCGTCTGTGGTTCGGTTGCCTTTGTTTAACTCAGCAAAACTGGCGTTTTTTGGCAATTCGCTAAACAGTTTTTTCAATGCGTCCGTGAGCGACTGCTCGCCCCCTTCGCCAAAACTGGCTGTGTGAGCCGTGCCAGCCGTCATCACTTCCACCACCTGCGATTTTAGCTTTGGAGGCAGTTGCCCTGATTTAACCAAGCCTTCTGCAAAGTCTTGAATTTGGCTTGCCGTCTCTTTTGCTTTGTCATCAGCAATTTTCTTTTGTAAGTCTGCAAGCTGTTTTTCAAGGGCTTTTTCACGCTCACTTTTTTCATCAGATTTTTTATCATCTTTTTGAACACTAATCTGCCCGAGAATGCTATCCAATTGTGAAGGGTCATTTTTGATATACTCTTGTAAAAATGATAGAGCGGATTTAAAATCAATCTGAGTTGGCTTATTATCGTCTGGCTTGCCTTCCAAAGGCTCACTAAAAGACGCTGTGCCATTTTCATTCTCCGCAAACTGAACACTTCCAAGCCCTTTAATCGCTGGCACTTGACCGCCCAAAAATCCGATATGACGCAGATAGAGCGTGCCTTTTTTGGGGTTTTGGGGGCTGTCGGGCAGGTAGAAACTTGGCGACACTTTGTTGTGTTTGCCTTGATTGACACTTTCGGCAAAAGATGCGTCCACTTGTTTTGCGTATGCCCAAAGCACATTGTCTTTGTCCAGTTCCAACTTTTCTACCCAGCCATAGGCAGGGTCATCGTGCTTGGGGTGTCCTAAAACTAATGGAGCTTGGTGCAGGTCTTCGGCATAACTGGCAACGCAGTCAGCGAGCATTTGGGGCGTATAATCAATGGTATCGCCCTCCATACTGGTGTGCTTGCCCGCTTTAAAGATTTTGATTTTTTTCATCAATCAGTTACTCCTTTGTTTTGGCAAGCCAAAAGCCGTAAGGTTGCCACATTGAGTTAAAGGCATTGTCGTAGGCAATTTGGCGACCGATTTGCTCGTCAAATGTACTTTCATCAACACAGGCACTCTCGCCTGTAAAGACAAAGCCACATTTGACGGTAATGGCACAATGCGTTAAGGTCTTGGACAGGCGAGTGTAGCTAACATCTACAATCTCACTCTCCAAAAATTCTTTGGTGATTTTGTTCATAAAAAAGCCCATTGAAGTGAAACAATGGGCATAGTATGACAAAGATTTTTTGGGCGGTCTTTTAACCTGATTTAAAGTTTTTTGGCAGGGTTTTGAAGTGTGGGCGACAAGGTGCGTTTTGTGATAGATTTACACGCATTTATAAAGGGGTTTTTGGCGTGTTTTGGGATAAGGTGGGGCAAATGTACCATTTGGTATTTTAAAACGCTTAAAACCCCTGTTTTTGGCGATTTTTGGTTATAGGTTCAAATGGTCTTTGACAATCTCTTTGATTTCGGCTTCATCAGCCACTGACACGCCTAAAAACGGACGAGCAGGAATATCTCCCCAAAGGTGGGGAAACTGTGATTTTGTACCGCCAAAGTGCATCATCGGGGCATAGATAAGATTTGAGCCGACAAACACTTCGCCATTACCAAGCTGATAGTGAATGCTGTCTCTTAGTGTACCGCCAGTTTGTCCAAAGCCAACCAACGGCTTTTTGCTATTAAAGCGGTTTCGTCCTTTTTTGTTTACCGTGCCGTTTTTGTTAAAATGGGCATCGCCCAAGCCACGCCACAGCGTAACTGAGCTGTTGGCTTGCCAACGGTTGCCATTGGGGTCGGTAGAAGTGCGAAAGCGGTCTTGGGTGGTGTTGGTGAGATGTTCGCCGATGCCTTTTAACAGGGCTTGTTGTCCGCCACCGCCTAGCGTGTCTATGATACTAGGCAGAGTGTTGTTGGTGGTTGTCAGTTCAAATTGTAATAACACTTGTCTTTTCTCTTGATATGGTTTAGAATTAAATCAGCACCTGTTCCATAACGGCAATGAGTCTCCCTGTTGCGTCCCATTTTCTTTTGAAAATGTTGCTGGAAGTTGGCTTTGAAAGATTGGGGAGCGTCTTTACAGGTGCTATTTATTTCTCAAAAAGTACCACACCTTTATTTTTAAGTTTTTCATCTTTACTACTGTCCAAACGATAGGATTTTAGATACACACCTGCACCGTCTGCCGTTTGATGAATGATAGCAAGATAGCGTTTTCCGTCATCACGAATACCCTCAACCCAAGTTGTCTGCTGTCGGTATCGGTTATTTTTCTTATCATATTCACGCACGATAAGCACGGCATTATCCAGTAAATACTGCACATAATAATAATCAGTCGGCTCAAAACCCGTGTTACCGTCTCGGCTAATGGCTTGTTTTAGGGCATCATTTTCACTAAATAGCACCGTCTGCGTAGATACACCAAGCATCTGCATTTGGTCTGGACTAAGCACCGCCACAGGATAGCTTTCTTTTTGGTCAAGTTCACGAAAGCCGTCAATCCGCTCTTGTTTGGGTAGTTTATCATAATCAGGCGTGTCTTTTTTATAGTCATCAAGCTGATTTTCTATCCGAGAAAGCCACCTAATAAAAACACCGTCTCGCATATTGTCCGCCACAAAAGACTTGGCGACTTGATAAGGGTATTTATCCACATCAGGAAACCAGCTTGCCCCTGCCACACCGTCAAAACTCTCCCCCACATTGTCGGCATAGTTGGCAGGGAGTTCATCAGGCTTTTCTTTGCCCATTCTTTTAAGTTCACGCTCGTTAATGGCTTCTACGGTACAACGACAACCCCAGCCATTAGGCGGATAGTTGGTTTGCCAAAAAGGGCTGTCGGCTGGCAACACCAAGCCGTCCCAAGATTTGTGCTGATGACGGGGATTTTCCACCGTGTTGTGGCGATACCGCCAGTAAGGGCGAGCCTTTAATACGTCAGGGTCGGTCATCTGTTTGTACCGTCCTGCCATGTGGGACGTGCGTAGATTGGTTTGATAAATAACTTTGGCACGCCATGCCTTATAATCTTTGTCTTTATCGTTAAGCCAACCCTTTTTCGCCAAAATGTCGTCAAAATTGGCTTGAAACTCGTGAAAGGCTTGCCCGTCCGCCACCGCCTTTTGTACGGCATTGTGTAGGTCGGCAAGCAGGTCGGCTTTCATTGCCCCTGCAACCACAAAGGCTTTATCGTGCTGTTGTGATGTCAGCTCGTCATAACGTTCAGTGGGGATACGCACCTTTTGTCGTAAAAAGTCAATTTGCTCTTGAAAGGGCAGACGTTGTCCTGAGATTTTAGTCATTTTTACCACCTTAGAGATACATCAACGCATGATGAGCAGGCTCACTATAGATGGAGCAAAACGCATTGCATAACAAATATGCGGTTAAAATTAGATGTAATTTCATATCTCACTCCGTCCTTTGAGTTCTGCTAAAGTCATCGCAATTTCCATCACTTTGACCATTTCATCAGCATTTAGATCATCAAAAGCATTGACGATACTATCTTGCAATTCGCTAAATGATTGAGCTTGGCTGACGATGTCTTTAAGCCGTACCACCATATCATCAAGGTAGGGATTGGCGTGGGTTGCCAATTCATCAGCCGTTTTACTCACAAAATCATCTTTGTTTTTGGGTGTAGGCTCGGCAAAGGATTGTTGTGGATTGTCGGCTTGAATATGCACACCATCAATATCGCCATCTTGTAAACCGTACTCACGCATAAAATATTGTGATGATAATTTTAGCCCTGCTTGGCTCAGAGCAACATCTCGTTGAGCCTGTTCAAGCCCACCGTTGCTGTCTTCAAAAAACTCAAATCGTGGAGCGATACCACCCCAGTTATAATCCACAATCCAGTTAATCAAGGTTTGCAGTTGTTCAGCGACAATTTCACAATCGGCTAATGCAATCTCAAATGCCACTTCTGCCCCTGCTTGCGAGCTGGCACGGTTGCTGTTGCTTTCGGTGGATTGGTTTTGACCCAGTAGTGCGATATTGACCTCACTACGGCAAAACATCAAAAACTTTTCAAATGCGTCTGATGATGCCGACTTGCCACCTGCTTCCATAATCTCAATCGTGGAATTGTCAGGAATGACCGCCACCGCATCTTGTACCATTGACGATAGGTTATCGAGCAAAATTTGCTGTTGTTCAATGTCATAGTTTTTGCCATATTTACCAATGACCCACGGACTGCCGTATTTTTCGGTAAATCTTACCCAAAAATCCAAGCCACCGAGTTTAAAAGTTGTCGCCCAAAATACCGATGATGCGTCAGGTTCGCCATAGGGATTTTCGTACGTTGGGTCTTGACGTGGTAGTAAAAACCGACGCTCAGGCACGATTAAGCCGTCTTGCCCTGCATCTTTATCCTTAAATCTTAGGCGGTTATCTGAGTCAAAGAAAAACCAGTCTGGGGGCATTGCCTGAATGTCCACAGGCAACCACGCACCGTCTTGATACGCCCACGAGATTTCGCAGGGTTGATAGCCATAAAAACTTGCGTCCGCCATCGCCCCAATAATTCTAGATAAAGGCAAATTTTTAAAAATACGGTTAATGCGTTCGGTGGTTTCAAGGCTTGCTTCATCTTGCACAATTCGCCACGCCTTAGATTTCACCGCCGATTTTCGTCTACGTAAACAACCTTTTACCCCTGCTTCTGCCTTGATTTCTTTATAGACTTGTATGTCTTTGCCCAGTTTCTTTAAAATGGGGTCGGGGTTTGGTAGGACGGTGTTTAAGGAGCTAAATCCTGCCACCGTGCTACGGCTGGCAATTTGTCTTAGGTGTGGTTGTTTGCTATTTCTAAGTTCGGTAAAAGAGACAAATTCATTGCCCAAATATAAACCGTTCATCGTCTAAATCCTCGTAGCATACTGCCAAAACCATGAAAACCCCTTAATAATTTGGCAGATTCTCGTGGTTTGGCGGTGTGAATGCGTATGTCCACCCCACCATTGTCAATATTTTTAAAAGCATAATAGGCAAGCACCAACGCAATGCCCATATCGCCGTGCCGTGCTTGCTCATTTGTCCCTTTGTTTTTACGGTTGGGCAGTTTTGGAATGCCGTCAATGATTTCAAAGGCAAGCAGGTCAGATAAGGTATTTTCGTGTTTGGGTAGGTTAAATAACACTTTGTCTTCCAAACCTGCCTTAAACGGAGGCATATTCAAGCTGTACCATTTTTGGCTAAATTTGATACATTCCACCGTGTCCACGCCATAGCGGTGCTGGGCTTTTTCGGCATTGCTTGCACCAATGCCACGAGCGTCCAGAGCCATTCCTGCAAGCTGTTTTTCCACACGGTCGCAGATATAATTTAAGACTTGTTCTTGTTGTGAAAAAGGAATATTTTCAAGCTCCACCACGCCCACGCATTGCAAGTTTAAATCAACGGTTTGCACCGCAATCGCATAATCGGTTAAGTCGCCATTTCGTCCATAGTCGCCCCCAATAAAAACTTTGCCTTTGGGGATTTCTGCCAAAAAATCCGATAAATACTCATCGCACCAATCCACGCAGTCATTTTCACGATAAAAATCATCCTGCAAGTTAAAATCATTGTCTCGTTTATAGACAAAAATCGGTGTATCAGCCGACATCGCTTGTTCAATGAGTGGGCGAGATAACCAGCGACCGCCACTATTTTTGGGGATACAATTTAACTCTTCGTCCACATTGTCGGCATAAATTTTACGGATATTATCCGCCCATTCTTGTTCGCCTTGTTGTGTCCATTCAATACCACGCTTGAGACAAATACGCTGATATAATCCCTGTTCTAAGGCTTCATCAAAGGTGCAATAATGTAGGCTGTAAGGTAATCGTCCTGCTTTAACATCTTCAACCAACACATTAAATGGATTGTCCACACCGTTATGTGTAGAGATGATACGGACACAACCACCCCAAATCAGTAAGGCAAATGCAGCCTTAAGTAATTCCGATAAATTGTCATGGAATGCTGCCTCGTCAATAATCACTCGACCTTGTTTACCACGCAAATTTCGTGGAGCAGATGATAAAGCGGTTACACGATGTCCACTGGCAAATTTAATCGTAAATGCCAAAATCGCCTTTTTCTCATCGCCATTTTCAAAGATTTCTTCGTATTCTTGAATTTCATCAACTGCAAAATTGTAGAATTTAGCCCAATCAGCGACATCACGGATAAACTCAATCGCCATGTCTTTTGTATAGCCGATGTACCAAGTGTCCTGTCCGTGCGTGCGAGATGCTTCAAGTGCCGACTCGCCAGCTTCTGCCCACGAGCCACCGATACGCCGTGATTTGACAAAAATTTTTACTTCGGATTGGTCAGCTACCCATTTTTGTTGGTATGGTAAAAATACACTCGGTGTATGTCTTTTTAATTCTCCAATCAATGCACCTTGTGTACGCTTTTCAGCAAGTGTGAAACCACTATTTTTACTCATTCAGCAATCCCCAAAATCTTGGCACGGATAAGGTTGGCGGTTTCATCAGACAATCCGCCTGTTTTTACAATTTCTTGTACTTCTTTGGCGGTTTTTTCGGCTTTTTCTTTAACATCTAGGGCGTGTTGTTTTTGCAAGATAGATGCTTTGACAATCTCACTAATGCCTTTGCCTGCTTTGGTAATCATTGATAAACGCTTGACAGGGTCAATACTCTCATCATCGTCCAAATCTTGCAAAGCAACCAACGCATTAAAAAGCTCGGTCTGTACAAGTGATAGCACCGCCTGACTACGAGCATCGCCATCATCAGGCACGGCTTCGGCAATCATCAGTGATGCTTGCGTACTGGCTTGGATTGCCGATAATTTTCGTTCTAACTTTTGCCCATAGCGATGAATGGCAGATTTGCTAATTTCATAGCCTAAGCCCCTAAGCCAACTTTCCAGTTCCACATAGCCATTAAAACCATTTGAAAACAAACGGTCATCAAGCTGTTTTTTATGCTCTGGACTTAATTTACTCACTGCATTGGCACGAGCCATAGACACCCCCTAGACCCAGTATTTGTCAGGGCGAGAAATACCGACAGGGCATTCTGCGACATATTCCACCACATCAATGCCGATATGCGTGAGCTTGGCGTGCCAATGACCGTCTGGGCGTTTGTCAAGCTCTACAAAGGTTTGGCTGTGCAGGTAGTCTAATTGGGCGTGCAGTTCGGTGGCTGTACTATCAGGGTAAATACACCGCACCACATCTAAGAGTAGTATGTCCAATGCCCCCAAAGGGCGAGCCTTGTCAAGGGCATTTAACAAATGCCAACGAAGGCTTTCTCGGCGTACTTTTAACAAATCAATCGTCATCATTTTTCCTTATTATGTAGATGAGTAAGCGTGGTTTGCACCGCATCAATCTTGGCTTCAACAACGGTAAACGAACGAATAAAGTCATCTTTGGAGACATATTCTCGTGGCAGTTCAGCCTTTAATTTTAAAATCTCACGGTCAAGCTGGCGAATGGCTTCGGATTCTTTGTCCAGTTTTTCGCCCAGACTTGATAGGGCTTTGGCAAGGGTTTCGTCTTTTTCTTTGATAGAAGTTTCCACTCTATTAAAAAACGCCTTACCCACGCCCCACAGCGTGCCACCAATCGTCAAGGCAAGGGTAATCAGCTGATACAGTTCCAATTTAAAAATCATCATTTACCCCTTTCAAATTCAGACTGGCACGCCACGCACGCCACACACCGCACCGCATAGGGGACGGCTTGTTTGCGTTTTTCGCCAATTGGCTCGCCACAGTCTAAGCATTCGGTGATGTCATTGGCTGGTGTGGTTTGGCGTTGCTTGATTTTGCCATTTAGCCAGCGTTCGTAGTCGGCATTGGCTTTGTCAATGGTGTCCATTGCACCCCCCTTTAATCAAAACTTATGTTATAATAGCGATGTCTAACGACTTTTTTAATTTCTACTATTATAGATTCAATGGTGTCCGCCATTATCCACCCCCTTGCCCTGCGTTGGGATTGGATTGCTTAACAAAGCGTAAAATCAGCCCACACACCGCTACAATGGCAGTCATTTTGTCTTGAATGACTGGTGGTAAAAGCTGTGTAATTTCTGGTGGTAGGGGCGTGGTTGCCAAAAAGACAATCAGCACAAACGCCCAGTTAGAAAACCATTTGTAGCCTGTTTGCCAGTTATCAACGAGTAGCTTATTCATGCCAATACCTCCTGTGTTTCATCGGTGCTGGCAATACTGTCTTGGGCGACAAATTTTAAATTGTCGCTCATTCGTCTCATCCAGCCACGCCCAAAGTGATTGAAACTTGAAATTTTGGTGTAGAAGGCAATGCGTTCAGCGTTAAACAAATCAGTCAAATGCTTGGCGTTGTCGTCCATTGCTTGCCGTGTTACTTTACCAATCACACCGTCATCTACCACGCCTACGGCTCGTTGGAGCATTCGTTTGGCATTGCCAATGCCGTGATTAACGCCAGCATCAAACAGCTGAAAAGCAAAGGCAAAGCCATATTTTTCGGTAAGTTCATCACAATTTAGCGTATCCCAAAACCGTGCCTTGTAAATCTGTTCTACCACGCTCATCGGAATTGACCGCATTGACCCTGTATAGCCAAATTGACGAGCCGTGCCAATGGTGATGCCATAGTTGGTTTCGCCCCCTTTGTCTTTGGGGTCATTGACATAACCGCCTTCGTGTTTTAAGACCCGTTTGAGTGCTGTTTTAAAATTTGACATAAAAAATCTCCTAAGTAAAAATACTTAGGAGATTATGCAATGGGCAGGGTGTTTTTGTCTTTTAACCTGTTTTAAAGATTGGTTGTTGATATTTTTGGGCAAATTTGGGTTCGCCACTACATTCATTCATAATCAAATAGGTCATATTGATTTTGTTTTCTTTCAATCTCACTCATTCGTTTTAAAATGCGGTAAATATAGGGCAAGGATAAGCCATATTCTTGCGACAGTTCAGCGTGGTTGTGTCCGTTGAACGCACGATAAATTTCCACATCTCGCTTATCGGCAAGAAATTTGCTGTCTTTGATGACATAAATCAGCTGACCGCCCCAATGCTGACTGATTTGAAACATCAGCTCATTGGCGACTTGGCAAGCAAGGTCGGGGGCAATGTTGATTTCTGCTAATAGGCTTTCGGTATGGCTTTTTAAATCGTTTAGAAGTGCGTTGCCTTGCTTGCTGGTTTTACCTTGTTTTTTCACTATAAATTACCTATTTTATGGTAAAAATCACTAAAAAATTTGTTATTTATATGAAATTATGCCAAAAAATAGGCAATTTTACAAGATTTTTCTTGACAATAAGATGATCTATGCTAGAATATCGCCAGAATGTCAGCACGCCAAGAGCGTCCGAACATCAAAAAGCCCCCAATTTTTTTAGGATTGGGGGCTTTGTTTGGGGGTGATTAAGGCTCAACGGTTTGGGCGTGAACACCTACAAAACTCTGCATAATAAAGCTCATCTCTGTTTGAGCCAAGCTACCCAAAGTAAACACATTGCCTTGTATGAAAACCCCTGCAATTTCTTCGGATACTAGAACAAACTTGCGAAAGTTTGCTTGCTTGCCCATTAAGTCAGCATTAGAAACAACCAAAATCATATCACGATTGTGTTGTAGTGCTGATTGTAGTTGCAAGCCACGCTTATAATGTTCTCGGTGTGGCTCTATGCCACAAGCAAGCAGAATTTTGCGAAACAAATCAGCCATTGTATCACCCACTTCCATTTCAATATGCACAACATATTTGTTGTCCAAACTTAGGCTTGGCGATGGAATTTTATCAATAATCCACAAATTAGAATGATTAACCAACCATTTCAAGGTTGTATCTTTAATCTGCACAAAATTCATAAACTAATCCTTTCTATTAAAACTATTCAAAACTTGACTGTTGGGGCTATTGACAACCCCAACCGCCTCCGAAACAGGCTCAACGCCTGACAATAACAACAACGCTCTGTATCGCAAATTTTCATTTGCTCCACGCAATTTTTCCAAAAACAATTGTTCCTCTGCACTCAATGGTGGAACGCTTGGATTGCCCGTTAAAAGATAATTGACATCAAAACCCAAATCCCTTAATGCAAACAATTTATCACTTGGAATGGGTGTGTCAGCCTCCCACCGTGATACAGATTTTTCAACCACACCTAACTGCTCCGCAAGGGCTTTTTGGGTCAAATTTAACCGTTTACGCTCATTTTTTAGCCAATTTGAGACATTTAAGTACATTTTTTCCACCAAAATACTTTACAAACGGACAAAAATGTCCTATTATATATCCACACAAGGAAATCCCCTTGTAAAAATCGGTAAATAAAAGGGTAATTGTACCACAGTTTTTACTTATATTGGAGTTTTTATGACCCGAGAACAGCAATCCCGTCTTGTCAAACAACGGCTCTACGCCCAAGGCATCACTGTCAAACAATGGGCAGTCAATCACGGCTTTTCTGCCCACGAAGTCTACAAAGTCCTAAGTGGCGAACGCAAAGGGCTATATGGGCGAGGCTTTGAAATCGCCCAAAAACTCGGCATTGTCGCCACCACCGACCACCACAACCAACCCAATCCCTAGGAGCATCGTATGGAGCTTATCCCAGTAACAAACCGCCTTATCGGTAACCGCCAAATCCCAACCGCAAATGCCCGTGAATTGCACGCTTTTTTGCAAGTCAAAAGCAAATTTGCCGAATGGATTAACCGCCGTATTAATGAATATAAATTTATTGAAAATCAAGATTTTATCAGTTTTTCCGAAAATTCGGAAAAACTCCAAAACGGTCGCCCAACCAAAGACTACTTTATTAGCCTAAATATGGCAAAAGAACTCGCTATGGTAGAACGCACTGACAAAGGGCGGCAGGCTCGTCAATATTTTATTGACTGCGAAAGACAGCTACACGAGCTGACCATCGCTCACCAAACCAAAGCAGTGAGTAAAAACGCCAACTGGCATTTAACCCAACTCATTAACACCCTTAAAACCACCGTGCATAATCAGCAAAAAGCAATGGATAAGATTGTCAGTCTGCACGAACAAAGTTTACAGTTACAAGCCTTGTCGCTGGAATTGTTGCAACGCCAAGCTCTTGCCAAAAAAAGCTACCGCCAAGCGGTACTCTATGATGTAGATTGTGTCTTTGATTTGGTTGAGCAAGGCTATACCAATGCCCAAATCAGCGAAAAATTGGGGCTTAGCACTTATGCCATTAGCCGTATCAAAAACCACCGTTATAGCCTTGACAACGACACAGGTCGGCTAAGCTACCATTAAGGAGATAACAATGAGCAAATCCGCCGAAAAAGTCCTAACGACACTCAAAGCCCTACGGGGACACACCCTAACAGGCGTATCGGTGTCCGAGCTTGCCAAGACCACAGGCGAGTCTCAGTCGCAAGTCTGCCGTTATCTTGCCACCCTTGTCGGTCAAGGCTTTGCCCGTCAAGATGACAATGGACTGTATTATTTGTCCGTTGCCTTTGTGCAAATCGCCACCGCTCATCAAAAAGAGATAGAGTTTGCCCAAGCACGGATTAACGAAATCCGCCAATTAACCCTTTAACTTATTAAACTTTTTAAAAAATTTGGAGCAGTTTATGAACCAAATGATTGATATGACACAAGACGGTGTTACGGTTATTTCTGAAAGTACCGATAATCAAGAAATGGCAATCAGCCAGCACGCCCAAGCGGTTGGTGTGCTTGCCACCAAACTTGGCTATGACGGCACATTGAGCGTAGGAGCGTTGGAAGACGGTATTCGTTTTTACCAACTGCGGACGGCTGAGTCGTGCTTTGAAATGGGCAAACGCTTATTGCTACTAAAAGAAATGACCGCACACGGCGAATTTAGCAAGCGTGTGGAAATGCTTGGGTTTAGCAAGCGTATGGCTCAAAAATTTATGTCAGCCGTATTGAAATTGTCAAATGCGAATTCGAGTTCGCTTTTGCAAAAAGCAGGAACACAAACCAAACTTTTGGAGCTTATCAGCCTTGATGATGACGAAATCCAAGTGATTGAAGAAGGTGGTAGTATTGGCGAAGTGAACTTGGACAGCATTGAAACAATGAGTGTGCGAGAGCTAAAACAAGCCCTGCGAGATGCCAAAGCCGACAACCAAGCCAAAGAAAACATCATCAAGAAAAAAGATGAAAAATTGAACGAGTTGGACGCAGAGCTGACCAAGCTACAAGCTCCTGCCAAAGTCAAAGAACGAGCCGAAACTGAGCAACAACAGCTTGCCAAAAGCGTGTTGGAAAAAATCCAAGAAAGTACGCTGACCCTGTACAATGACATCACTCGCTTTGTGAACGCTTGCCAAGCGGTCGCTGAGACCATTGAAGAGCATGGTTTGTACCACCTACAAGAGCAGTACGAGATGAGTATTGTTGCAAGTTTTCAGCAGATTGCCGAACTTAGCACTACGCTTGGCGTGCAGATTGACTTTGAAAATATGGTAACACCGTCTTGGGCGAACCAAGCCGAGCAAAACTAAGGGGTAAGCCATGAACGACCTTGCACGCACCGACTATTTGCGAGAGATTGTCCAAAAGCTCACTCATGCCAAGCACGGTGAGAAAGGCAACATCATCGCCAAAGCGTGCGACACTTTGCAGATTAGCCGTCCGCAGTTATACCGTGAATTGGAAACCGTTGGCTTTGAAAGTGATAGAAAAACTCGCTGTGATAAGGGCAAGACGGTCGTCCCTGCCGAAGTCGCCGAGCAGGTAGGGGCAATGGTACACCTTGCCACTCGTGCCAATGGTAAAAAGACCTTACCTATCAGCACCGCCCTAGAAATTTTACAGGCAGACGGTAAAGTCCCAAAGGTAAGTCCTGCGACAATCAGCCGAGTGATGAAAGCCAATATGTGCCACCCAAAACAACTTGCCACGCCAACCGCTCACACCAGAATGCGTAGTTTGCACCCAAACCACCTATGGCAAGTTGATGCGTCCGTTTGTGTGATTTTTTATTTACCCAAAGACAAACAGGGGCGTGGGGGCGGTATGCAAATTATGGACGAAAAGAAATTTTACAAAAACAAACCGCACAACCTTAAAAAGATTGAAAATGAGCGAGTCATTCGCTATGTCATCACCGACCATTATAGTGGCTGGGTGTATGTGGAATATGTGGCAGGGGCAGAAAGTAGCGAGAACCTAACCCAAGTGTTTTTAAATGCCATACAAATTCGTGGCTTTGATGAACCCATGCACGGCGTGCCGTTTATTCTTTATGCGGATAAAGGCTGTGCCAACACATCAGGGCTTTTTAAAAATCTCATGGAGCGACTGGACATCACATTCATCGCCCACGCCACAGGTAATAGCCGTGCAAAGGGGCAGGTGGAAAACGCCAACAACATCGTAGAGACGCAGTTTGAAGGTCGCTTTAAGTTTTTAAACATTGAAAACATTGAGCATTTGAATGCGTTGGCAAAGCGGTGGCGAGTGGACTACAACGAACACAAAAAACACAGCCGAACCAAACGCACAAGAAACGAAGTTTGGCGAACGATTGCGGTTAATCAGCTTAGAAAAGCCCCATCAATGGAGCTGTGCAAAGAGCTTGTCAGTACCGTGCCTGTGGAGCGTACCGTTCGTGGTAATTTGACGATTAGTCATAGTGTTAAGGGCTACGGCTCGCACGATTATGACCTACGCCACATTAACGGCATTTATCCCAAAGCCAAAGTGTCTGTGGTGGTTAATCCTTATCGCAGTCCGTGCGTGGATGTGATTGTACCGACCGCAGGGGGCGAGAGCGTAACTTATACGGTTGAACCAATGCAGACAGATTGGGTGGGCTTTGATGTCAATGCCCCTGTGGTTGGACAAGAGATAAAAGCGATGCCAAACAGCCAAATTGACAACCAACGCAATAAAGCCATCAAAACCGCCTATGGTGTGGATACGCTTGAAAAGGCAGAACTTGCCCAAGCTAAAAAAGCGGTGGCGTATGACGGCAAACTCAATATTATGGCAGACATCGACAGCCACGAACAAAAAGACTATATGCCCAAAGGCGGTGAGAAACTTAGCACGCCAGCCATTGACCGCACGCCACAGTCTCGCAAACTTGCCCCATTCAACTGGGTGCAAACCGCCAAAGTCATCAGAGCGGAAATTGGCGATAAGTGGACAGCCGAGCATTATCGTGAGTTGCAGGAGACTTTCCCCACAGGCGAAGTACCGCAGGAAGTCATCAGCGAGATTATCAAAGGCATTTTAGAGCCAAAAGAAACGGAGCATGAATATGACGAATACCCCCAAGCATTGGCTGGATAAATACGGCTTGACCCAAGCCAAAATTGCCAAAGCCCTAAAAGTCAGTCCTGCCACGATTAACCTGATTTTTAATCATGGCAAATACCCCAAAACAGGGGCAAACGACTTATATGAACGATTGTGCGAGCATTTAAGCGGTCAAAACGTGTCCCAAGCCGACATTGACACCATTGCCAAACCCCAAACCCAAACCAAATTAAGCAAACAGGAGCAAGCGATGCTACTTAGAAAACAAACCCTAAGCCACCCAGCCAAACGCCAGTTTAAGCTGTTCACCAACATCTTTACCGACAATGTGCGTGAAGCCAATCAAGTCTATCAAAATAGCGACATCAAGGACATTCGTGAAGCCCTATGGCAGACGGCTCGAGGCAATATGAGTTTTGTTGCCGTCATAGGTCAGTCAGGGGCTGGCAAAAGCACGCTCCGCCGTGAACTTATTGACCGACTTGACCGCCAAAAAGAGAGCGTGATTGTCATTGAGCCGTATGTTTTGGCAACCGAAGACAATGACATTAAGGGCAAAACTTTAAAATCCGTCCACATTGCCGAAAGCATTCTTGCCACGCTCGCCCCAAGTGTGAATGCCAAGCGTAGCCCAGAGGCTCGTTTTCGCCAAGTGCATAACCTGCTTAAAGAAAGTAGCAAGGCTGGCAATCATCATTTGCTGATTATTGAAGAGGCTCATAGCTTACCCATTCCAACTTTAAAGCACCTTAAAAGATTTTTGGAATTGGAAAATGGTTTTACCCCGCTTTTGTCAATTGTACTCATTGGGCAAAATGAACTTAAAAACAAGCTGTCCGAAAACAATGAACAAGTGCGAGAAGTCGTCCAACGCTGTGAGATTTTTGAGCTTGCCCCCTTTGACCGAGACAGCCTAGAAGCCTACTTACAACACCGCTCACAAAGTGCAGGGCGTGAGCTTGGCGAGTTTATTGATGAAAGCGGACTAAACGCCATTGCTCACCGCCTTAGTGCACAGAAAGGAGCAGATAGCCTACTTTATCCTCTAGCGGTTGGCAATCTTTTAACTGGGGCGTTAAATGTCGCCAGCGAACTTGGAATGCCTGTCGTTACGGGCGATTTGGTAAAAGAAGTTTAATTAAGATAGGTGTAAAAAATGAATACTAGCCCATTCTCCAACGAGCAGTCCCACTCCAAAGACAAGCACCCAGCCCTATCGGTGTCCGAATACCTATGGCTACAACACGAAAAGAAGCGACTGGCACAAATGGATATGGACATCGTGCGTATGCAATACCGACAAGACCGCCAGTCTGCGTGGATTGCCTTGCTTATCTTGACCGTGATTGTGCTAGCGATTGGCTTGGTGTTTACGCTGATATTTTAGGAGCAACTTATGCCAATGATTTTACACATTGACGATAATACCGATGCCAAAAACTCGCTAGGCTTGCTAATGCTAGATGAAGCCTTGCAAATCCTAATCAAAAATGGCGAGCTTGACAAAGAAAAACTGGCAACGGCGATTATGACCGCCAAAGATGATTTATTCAAACTCAACCAAGACAATGACGATAACCTGCTAAAAATGCGACTGTTTATGACCGCTCACACTTTGCAATGTCGTTATCTTGAATTAACTTAATAACCAATCCAATCGGAGTAATTATGACCGACACCGAAACCCAAAAGCCACTCATCTTGACAGTTGACGAGTTTTTAGATGCAGATTTTTCTTCAGAGAAGTTGCTAGGCTCTGCTTTGTATTTAATGTACCACGAAATTCCAGAAATCAAGCAACTTATTGATAGTAATGCTGATAAATTAGGTAATGGCTACTGTTTTGGCGATATTCATTATTTTGATAGTCAATTATATGAACGCATTCGTATTCAACTTAGTCTTGCTAGTGATAAATCTGTTGAACTGACAGTCTTTTTAACCAAACCTGCGGAGTAACCTATGAAAAAACCCACCAAAACCAAAGCAAAAGCCCTACAAGCGTGCCAAAGCCTTGATGAAGCCCAAGTCATCATCAAAACCATTGGCGAACATAACCGTGAAATCACACGGCTCACAGGGCAAATGAACGATGAAGTGGCGGACATTACCCAAAGTTATGCCGAAAAAATCAATCCTTTAAAACTTGCCATCGACGAGCTGACGCCCAAGCTACAAATTTGGTGTGAAGCGAACCGTGCAATGCTCTTAAAAGATGGGGGTAAAACTGCAAACCTTATCACAGGTGAAGTGTCGTGGCGTATCCGTCCGCCGTCTGTATCATTGCGTAAGATTGATGAAGTGATTGAGCGACTAGAACGCTTTGGACTGCACCGCTTTATTCGCACCAAAAAGGAGGTAAACAAAGACGCTATTTTAAATGAACCCAATGCCGTAACTGACATCAATGGCATTACCATTAGTACAGGTGTGGAAGATTTTATCGTTTCGCCCTTTGAAATTGATGTCAAACCTTAATTTTAACCTTAAAAAGGAAAATCCTTATGAACAAACAAGAACTTATCCAAGCCGTAGCTGACAAATCTGGCTTGACTCAAAAAGCCCGTACAGGTCGCAACCCCCAAACAGGCGAAAAATTGACAATTCCAGCCAAAAAAGTGCCGAGCTTTAAGGCAAGTAAAGGGCTAAGAGACGCTGTCAATTAACCCATTTTTAGGTAAAACAAAAGCGTTTAAAGTGGGTTAAAAGTCGCTTTAAACGCTTTTTTACAACCATTCGGAGCATAAAATGACCCAAACCACCCCAAAACCTTATGACAAAAAGAAAAAGCTAGTCGAGCTTATCCATATTGGAAAATCCAAATTATGCCTTGATGACGAAACTTATCGTACTTTGCTTGAAACCACCACAGGCAAAACCAGCACCAAAGAAATGACCTTAGGCGAATTAAACAAGGTAATGACACGGCTTAAACAGCTCGGCTTTACCCCCACCGCCCCCAAGTCAGCAGGTAAAATCAAGCAAGACAAAGACCCCCAAGCCAAACTTATCCGTCATTTATGGCTAACTTTGCATAATTTGGGGGCAGTCAAAGACCCGAGCGAAAAAGCCCTATGTGCCTATGTTAAAAGACAAACTGGAATTGATTTATTGGCGTGGCTACCCAGCCATAAGGCAAGCACAGTCATTGAAAGCCTTAAAAAATGGGTTGAGCGGGTAGAAAAGCAAGCCAAAACAACGGAAAGTACCACCCACATTCACGGCGATTTTACAGGCATTATTGCAGGAAAAAATTCCACCGTTGTCCAAATCAACATCAATCAACCTTAGCTCAATCCAAGAAAAAAACCACGACAAAAATCGTGGTTTTTTACCCAAAAAAATAAGCCAAATTAAGTCAAATAAGACTTGCTATGCGTGCCGACAAGAGCGATACTGTCCCTACACAAACAATTTAACCAACTGATTTTAAAGGTGTTTTTATGTTAGATGTTCAACAAATTTTCCAATACACCCAAGATTTTGGCGTAGCAGAATGCGAAATGACAGGCGATGATGAGCTATGGGTGCGTGGCAAGGAATGGGGGACGCACATCATCATCAAAATGATGAAAAATAAGCCAGTATTGACAGTTTGGGGCGGTGATGACTGTCAAGAAGTATTAGACAGAACAAGCCTACCAAGCGTTGCAGCCTTACACGCCTACTTAGACGAACACGCCAGAGTTACAAGCGATAACACACAAAGCAAAGACACCAGCATGATTGATATTTACATCAACATCATCAAAGAAAAATTAGCCGAACAGCAAATCAGCCTTGATTTTGACAAGCAGACCAAAGCCGAGCGGTTGGTGGTTAGGCACATTGAAAACAAACTGGCTGAAATTATTCAATTTCTACAATAA